GAATATAGCTTGAGAGTGTTGCCCCACAAGCCATTGATACGCTAAAGACCTGTACAGGTCCGTAGCTCATAATTAGTTACCGTAAACGGTTAGGTAAACGCGATCAGCAGAAGTGGCGCCGGTAATTGCAACATTACCAAGGGCAGCCGTTCCAGCTGAAAGGATGTTTGGCTTAAATTTGATAGCGCCACTTGTTGCGGTGTTAATCGCGGTGGACATACCAGAAATGTTTTTCAAACCAGTTGAAAGCTCATATGTTGCAGAGTCAGCGAGCAAATCCCAAACTTGCAAACGCTTATCGCCAACTACGGCTTCTACTACTTTTGTCGCGGTCCAGGCCATATTCACACTCCCTATGAATAAAGTATTTTTTTCTGCGCTTTAGCATCCGCCATTTGCGCGTCTAGCTCGTCGTTGATATTGAACATTCTAAGGCAATCAGCCAAATCCATATAGCGAAAAGCCGCGATGTTACCTTCGGGGTATGATCCGAGACAGCCCCCACTACAATTATAGTATATTCCAGGCGCCCGCATAGCCACCGAGTCAAAATAAGCTTTAAAGTTATAGTAGGACGGCCATGTTTTACGACGTATCCCGTAAACATCTGTACACCACATGACGTGGCCCATATTTGCGTCGTACTTACTATCCCAAGCATGGAACCTATGATCATAACCAAAACAGAAATCTGCACCTGTATAGATAATCTGGTGTGCCGCCAAAATTGACTTAGCAAAGTATAAACACGCACCTAGTACATTCCCACCAGTTGACAAGAAGTGATTAAACTCCTCGATCGCATCTATTTTTTGTATGAGCTCGGCATTCGGTAACGGCGAGTTAAAAAATAGTATCTTGCCTTGCCACTTCTCCAATAAACGCGGATCGGTGGCAATAAAGGCGATAAGTGTTCGGTCCTTCGTGCGAGCCCAGTATTCGTCGACTGGTTTTGTCCCGCCTTCGGTAACTTCTTCGATGGTGACGGGTCCGGCGTCGAGGGTAACGTAGTATTCAGGATTGAGGTCAAGGTCTTCGAAATAATGAAAGTTATGCAAACAAGAAATAAGAGGTATGCGACCGCGATTTTTAAGATCATGCGCGTTACCTTTCAGAGAAGGACCAGAGCCCGCTATGATCGCAGGGCCATACTGGTACTTCTTGAATTCAGAGGAAATGGACCTCTCAGCGAAAGATCCAAACCGGCTTTTATTCGCCGTAATGTTTGCAAGCCAAATGTGCCACCAATGTTTAATTGTTGACTCGTCATTTGAACATGCTTGCTGGTAAAGGGCCCCCGGGGTTGCCGGAGGCCGCTCTATCAGATTTTGGTATTCCAGAATTACTTCTGCTTTTTTCATTACAGCCTATAAAACTGAAATGTACGCCGTGCCTGATGCACCAGATGCAATTGCACCCATTGCTTTAACGGCCGCTGGCGCGACATATCCTGTTGAGATTGTTTTCGCACTAAACTTACCATCAGCGGCAAGAATAAGCAAAGCACCTGCAGCAGCAGATAAGTCAGCACCCATATTTACTTGGCTAAAACCTTTGGTTACAACGTAACCGTAGTAGCCAGTAGCAATGGCAGCATGCTTAACAACGCCGACAAGCAAATCAACAGAAGTTGTAGACGAAACCGTTACCGAGTATCCGCTTACAGCAGAGACGATAACACCGTCGCCAACATTGGCCGTGCTGCTACCCGCGTTGTAAACAAAGACATAGTCCTCGTTACCAACGTGAGCAACATCACCAACGCTCGGGTCATTTACACCCAAAGAGTTAGTCACGAAGCTTGGGCCGACAAAACGAATTGGAGATAAGTTATGCATAGGGCCCCCTTATGCCGCTAGAACGCTAAATTTACCGTGGTATCTGTTGTTGGTAGATGCATAAGCACCTGCCCAGAATACCATAGCAGACTTAACGTTTTGGTTACGTGGACGCTCAAAATCATCCATGCGCATGTCTTCGTCTTTGTGCGCGAAGATATAGAAATATGCTTCGTTTACAAAGAACCAGTGTAACGCAGGACAGTTTGAACACGCTAGAACCGGAATACCGTTAAACATTAGGCTGGTGAAACCTGCTTTAGCAGATTGCTCATCAACGAAACGTTGTTGCGGTTGTAATAGACCCCAATACTTTGAGTACAAAGCTTTAGTGGTATACGCAACGGTTGGCGCTTCAGTGTCCTCAGAACATTGCATGTACAATGTCTCAAGAGCAGTTAGGCCCAAAGTTGTAGTTGCTGCGTCCACTTGACCTTGCCACCAAGAGTTGTTGGTCTGGCTGATGCCACCGATAGTATTTGCAGTCGCTACGATAGCGCGCAAACCGACCGGAGCTTTCGGGTCTGTACCAGCGTTGAAATACGCTAAAGACATGTTTTGACGCATAGTCTTTTCAGCGTTTTTCATTTTGCTTTTTACGAAATCAATAACTTGAGCTTCGCCCATGTTCTTAAGTTCGTCGATACGTGAAATGGTGATTGGAGCTGCACATTGACGCCAGTCCCAGCTAGCGCCTGTGAAGACGTCTGCATCTGAGGTGTTGAGCGTTTCTGCACCGCTGTACCACTGAAAGTTGCCCGCGGCATATTCAAGTGGGGTGATAATTTTAGTTCCGCCGTCTACTTTTTTGTAGCTCTTCTCTTTTGCGCGTTTTAGCTCGGGTGTACCGACGAAAACGTTATCAGCCAATTTTGGCAAGAAGTAGCGTTTAGAGACTGCGGAGATTTGATCAAAGTCTGTAGTTGGCAAAGCCATTGTCATCTCTCCCTGATGATTGTTGTTTTAGATTTAAACTTTTCTTGATGCTGCCAGATCCGCTAAAGCAAATTGTGCGGCGTCATCGTAGCTGTGCGTTTTTGGATTAAAAGCTCGACCCGGAGTACCAGCGGACGGTGTTCGGGAAACCCCAAGTATACCGTTTTTACGCATCTCCTGGTTTTGCTTGATCACTTGCTCTTGCGCAGCTTCTTTTTGTTTCCCGATTAGATTGTCGAAGTACATATGCTTGAAAGCCATCTCGAATTGACCAGGTTTATTGCCTTCTAGGCCCATTTCCTTCATCGTTTCGAGTGTGCGCCATTCAAGGCTACGTCCTTGCTCATCTGAAATCGCGAAATCGACACCAAATTTCTTAGCAACCGTCTCTATTTCAGAGCTAAATTGCTTATCCTCGGCCGCAAACTGAATTTTTTGCTTCTCTGATACAAACTCGTCCTTGAGTCCGCGTAGGTCAGCAAGTTCTTTTTGCAGTGCCTCGAATCTTGGATCTTGCACTTGATTAGATTGTCCCAGATTTTGCCGGTTGTTCCAAGTCTCCTCGACGTGTTTGGCCCATTCTGGGTTCTGCTTAGCAAAGTCGTCGTATTCTTTCCAACGACCTAACTCCTTAGCTTGTTGTTCGTAGGTCTGGTACTTACTGCGTTCTTGATCAAAGCCTTCTCGCTCACGCTTAAGAGCCTCCATCTGTTGGGCATAGTGGTAGCCCATTTGCGCACGCTTTTGCACCATCTCCCACGGTTCGGTAATCTTTTTACCGTTAACTTCGTATTCTAACTTTGATGGGTCGAATGGCGACTGTTGCGGAGCTTGTGCCTCAGGGGCCGCAGCACCAGGTGTTTCCTCTTTTACAGAGGCCAACATTTCTTCAGCGCTTAATTCTTGGTCTTGCATTACTTGTTAACCCCTTACCACGCCTTGAGGACCAGCTGGAATAGCTTTGCCCGCACCGGCTTCAGGACTAACTTGACCAGCAGGCGCAGCGCCTTGGCCACCACTTGTTAACTCAACAATCACCGACTGAAATTGATCAGCGAGACCGTTAAGCTTTTCTGCAGCACCTGGGTTAATGCTAGCAGCCGCTTCAGAGAGCATGCCCATTGCGTTACTGATGTTCGTTACTAAATCAGTGAATTGATCGCCGCCACCCTCTGGGGCTGGTGCGCCTTCTTGTGGTGCGGGTGCCGGGGCACCCATTTGATCCATAGCCATAGAAACTCCCTGTTACTTGGCGGGTGGAGCAGACTGGGCCATTTCAGCCGCGGCCTGCTTCATACGCTGTGTTATTAGTTCTGCATTTGGATACTCCAAACGCTTAAGCACTTCTTCACCGTCGATAATCTGACGGTCAAACAAGTTGAGCACCCGTTGCTCGGTCTCTTGCTTGCTAAACGGTAGTCCTGAGATTGTGTTAACCCGAACATCCATCTCGCCACGAATTTCGTACTCCTTGGCCTCATCTGATGGGACGGTTTGCTGCAAGTCGTTCTTAACGTAGTCACGAACAACAGCGACCCTCTTGGTGCTACCGTCTGGTTGCTCGCGATGTTCCACGTGAAACTTAAAGTACTTATTTGAGCCTTCTTGGTTAGTTAGGCGAAATATTTGCGGTGCGGTGTAATACTGCATAACTCGAGATACATACTGCTCACCAAAGTCACGAAGCATAGAGTCAATATTTCTGACCTTTTGCTTAACCCTCTTTTGAGCGGCGTCGAGTAGGTTCTCAATCGCAGCGTTTGCCGTTACACCAGTCGGGTTAATCCCGCGTGTTACGTCCTGATCACCAGCGGTATCGTTAAACCACTTCTCCATACGGTCCATGAATTGGAAAACCCACGGCTGTAACTGAACACCCTCAACACGTTGCGGTGCAGCATTGGCGTTATGCTCAACAACTAAGCCGGGCTCACTCGTTAAGTGACGGCTATCGGCACCTGACTCAATTGGGTTTAACCAAATCGGGTTACCCATGAGCATAAGAACGTCTAGGCCGAAGTTAACCATCTTATTGAAAGTGGCTTGCGGTCCTTTTAGGTTCTCAAGTTCGTCAATACCGTAAAACTCGCGTGGTAATGCTGAGTTTACAAACCGTTGGAATGGAAACTTAAGGTCATCGTACTCAAGAGGCCCGTCTTCCATGATGAAGTTGTTGATCTTGACGACTTTGCGACCGCGTGGGTATTTCAAGCGGGTAATGTAAAGTGTTTCGCCACCAGCTTCATCTTGTTGCTCGATCTCTTCAGTATCAGACGGCTTAAGGTAGGCGGTTAGTACTAGAACCTTGTCTTTTAGTTCCTCATCAGGACCCTTGCCGTAGGTTAATCGGTCTACTGCAATATCTAGATCGGTGTGTCTTTGAACGTGGAGCGTTTCGGCCGATTTCTTAGCGCGTGATAAGTCGTCCATATCAGGTTTAATTTGAGTAACGTACTTATGGCCCGCGTATTTCTTCTTTATTTTGTCTAAATCCCAAGGCTTTGCGTCAATTGCATACTCGGCCTTCTTATTGATATCGGTCGCATCTGGATCCATATACAAATCAAATGGATCTTTTGCGCCCCAATCGATACCGGGCTTACCAGCTTCAATATTCTCACACCATTCGCAGTGACCAATACCGACTGAGTATAAGTGACCGTCGAGCATGATGCTGAATAGCTCACTCATCCAATCATTCTTTTGCCAATCAGCTTCGAATACTTGGTTTAGGATTTGAGAGAATTCTAAATCTGAGGGGTCTTGTGGTAAGAAACCGACCGTCGGACGAGTATCCATCATTACCGCAGTTTGACCCTGGATAACTCTGAATATCATGTTGATAACTTCACGGTTCTTATAGCTAGGGCGGCGATTACCAAGCTGTTGACCACGATAGAACTTGTAGTTTTCAGCCCATGATTTGTCGTAGCGTTTTCTGTGTTTAGCGGCTTTCTTAAATAGCTTATCGACCTGCTTAGCTAACTCTAGCTCCTCAGGGGTCGGATTAGCCTCATCGTTTCCTTCGGTTGCTTGCGGACGTGGACTATTGGGGTCTAGCTGACCTGTGCCGTAGCTCATTCTATTTTCTCTCCCCTGATGATTTTCTTCATTGCGTATTCGACGGGCTCAAGGGACTTCTCTGTGCGGGCGTCGGCTTCATCATTCAGTTTCTTCTCTTGTGACGCCATGACTTTACTGACGTCCTCGTTACCGACTTCGATTAAACCACGTTCTTTAGCGATACGTTCGCGGTGCTTAGCATTCTTTACGACACACCCCAGCCCAGCGTTGAACTCGGCTTTATCCCAATCAGAGGCCCCATTAAAGTTTACCGCAACCAGATAGCGCTTGCTATCCGACTGGCATTTCGGACAGGTTTCAGGGTCCTCGATGTTTCGGACTGATTTGATTACATCGAAGTGATGGTCGCAGTTGGTGTTTAGACAAGAGTATGGGTACGTAGGCAATTTAGATCGCCCCCGCTTCTTGGTATTTCTTAAGCTTACGCTGCAGGGTTCTGATGCCTATGCCGAGGGTCTTGGCGGTTTTGGTTCTGTTGCCTTCATGGTACTTAAGTACAAAAAAGATATGATCGCGCTCAACTTTAGCCATGGTCGATATGGAAACACCATTATCAGCGTCCCATCTAGCAATGGGATATGTAATCGTATCGATATCTACCATCCCGAGGAACTCCTTGTAGGTCGCCTAATGCGCTCCATGCGCTCGTGTATCGATAGCTTGCGGTCATCACTTTGAGAAATAACCTGCGGCTTCTTACGATGCTCACCTGTATACGTCGCCAACGTGATGTACCTGTTAGCGTCCATTGCGTGGTCGTTTTGTTTGACCGGCAATGTGTCGTCAATATCGTTATCTGCTTTGATCTCTTTATCTGCAGGATAATGATAAGTCTCGTACTCGTCTACAGTATGCTTATTATCACCCCTGAATAGCTTGTAACGACGTGATGCTATTAATGCATAATGTAGGTCTATTCCTACCTTGATATCGTTATCGGCTGGCACCGCAGCAGATCCGTTGTTACCTATGGCCCTGTTGATCTCTAAGATGTAGCCAGGTTCTGACGGGTCACAATAAAACAGCTTAATTGGGTAGGCTTGCAGCTTCGCTTTAATGATCGCAATCATATCGGTGATACCTAAACCTGTGCGGTAGGTCTCGCTTACCTGAAAGTGATCGCCATTGGGTGTAATTGCACGAACTACGATAACAAACGGGGCTGTTGTACCAAAGTCGATACCAGCTACATACTTCGTACCTATTGGTAACTGGAATGGCTCGATCATGTTCGAGTCCTCGTCGAAACACTTATAGACGAGACCCTCCATCTTATTCCACTCACCGCCGAACATAGCGTTGAACCGTGATGGTTCCATGGTTGATTTCATGCGCTCATAGTAGTCACGAGGAAAGTACGGGTTATCGATTGATCTAGCTTTTAGATAAAGAACGTCGGGCCTTGAGTTTGGATCTCGTTGCTTAGGTCGAATAATATCTTTAAATAGCCAATTTAAGGTATAGGGAGATGTCGTGAGCAGTATTGGTGCGCCTTTAAAAGCTGCGCGAGCTTGAATATTTTCCCAAAAATACAGACTGTAGAGTCCGGCCTCATCCCCGTATATTGCTCGAACGTTGGTGATACCGACGATAGAATCAGGGTCCGTTCCAGTTCGGAAATAACATCTCCCTCCGCCATGCATCTCAAACACAGAGTCTTGCCTGTGGAAGTTTCCGTATCCATCCATAAACCTCAAGATCGGTGGTAATGTTGACTGAGCTAATATTTTGTACGTTGGGGATAAAACAATAAAATTGTCAGTTTCCGATGTATTCATATGCATTTGCTGCATTAGCCACAACGCACCGATTGTTGTTTTTCCATATTGCACCCCGGTTGCCAGTACTGTGATAGGACACTTACTACGTAGTGCCAGTTCCTGGGGTAGACTATGTGGAACGAATGTTATCGGTTCGGTCATCCGTGACCTTTGTGATTTACGTTAACAAATGGATCTTAGCCTTAGCTTCGGCTTCGGCTTTTACCCACCCCGCAGCCTCCATCATTTTCTCGTCTAGCTCTTTTATATCATCAAAGTCTTTAACCACGATAACGTAGCACTGACTCTCAAGGAAAAACTCATGCCCAAGGCGAGAGAATTGCTCTGCTAGGTAGGGTTCTTTAACAAGTAGGACTTTGCAACCTTCGTTATTGACTAAGCCACGTACGCGCTCGATAAAGCCTGATTTGAAGGATGTTATTTCGGTTGGTTCGCTCATGTTTTCTTCGTCCTATAATACCCATTCAATTCAGGCACCCACCTACGTTTAGAGTACTTGATGAAGTCGGCTTCGTCGGGGTTCGGGAATATATATTGTTCGTCGGGTATAAGAGACCGTATCTGCGAAACCATAAATTTGAATTCTTCTGGCAATATCGAGTGTGGGTTATCGGGTGTATTCATATCCCTAATCTTGAAATGTTTCTCTATAACCGTCGCCCCAATTTGAGCTGCGGCGAAACATTCTTGCCCTGTAGTTGTGTGGCAAGAATAACCCACCCTGTTACCAAGACGACGTTGCAGTCTATCTACTCCCGCTTTTGATATACAGGCATTATCCGACGGGTAGACAGAAACGCAATACATGGCGGTTAGGTTTGCTTCTGGATAAAGCTCAAACGGCTCCATAATCTCCTGAAACGTACTTCCCCCCGTCGAAAACAGAATCGGCCTGCTAAGCCACACAACCATCTCCCAAATATTTGGATCACTCGTCTCCGCACTCGCAATCTTATGCCGCTTTACATACGGATCTATCATTTGATAGCCAATGGGCGAGAAAGCCGTACACATAAATTCAATTGAAACTTCTTTACACTTATCAGCAAGGATTGGGACCCACTCGAAAGGTAACTCGCCATCCATCTCGCCGTCGTATCCGTATAGTTCTCTGTGTGTGTAAAGTTGGTATTTGACCGCATCCGCACCGCATTCTTTCGCAGCGACGATGCTATCTAGGCAGTCTTGTAGGTTGGTCCAGTTGCTACCCACCTCACAAACGATAAAGGTCATGCGTTCGCCTCCATAATCTGGTTGTTCAATGAGTCAATTTCATCGGCAGCATACTCAAGCGCATCAGCCACTTTTGCTAACGCGTCAACAAACATATCGCCACGCCCGGGAGCTGGCATATTCAGTCGTTTACATGCCTCCTCAAGCCTAAACTCGATAGTTGTTTCATTCAGCTCTTGACGTAATTGTGCTGACATTTCTAGCGTCAGTTCGCCGCGGTCTTCGTGTACGGGTGGGATCATAATCAAACTTTCTAACAAATAAAATTTAACAATAACGTTAACTAAAAAACTTTCTTGAACGAATCACTGATTTTCTTTGCCTTATCTTGGTCTAGTCCCATGCGACGGTCAACAGGAGAAGAGCTACCTGCAGCGGGTTTAGTAACCACAATAGCCGCATCAGATGCACTATCTGACTGATCAGGCTTATCTATTTTCTTGGGGTTAATTGCGCTCATATTAGTCCTCGTCTTTTGTCGTGGTTAGTAGAGTTTGCTCACCATTAGAATACGAAATAAGCACGGGAGTTGCACCTTTATGCTCAACGCGGTCCGTCACTTTTCCGACAATTCGATCCATGAAGAAATTTAATCTCTGATGATCGCCTTGTTCAATTGCAATCTTAGCAACAGATGCGACCATGCGGTGGAATACTGGTTTCGTATCATCAGTGAGAATGTGGTTCAGCGACTCGACGCGCATAGATAAATACTGCCCGAGTATTTCCATGATCATCGTCTTGGTGAGTTTATTTGCTTCTCTGATATCCTCAGGTAGAGGCTTTGGGCCAGCTGGGTTTCCAGACTGTCCTTTTTTGAAACGGGTGTCCTTCTTGGTCATCGTGCCGAAATCCTGCCATAAATTAACCGTGTTGGTTAATGTGTCATGTTTTTAGTATATTAGAAGGTTTGACTTTTTATAAGCCATCTGGTGGGAAAAGTATACAAAAACGATTAACCATTACCTATCCTGCTGCCCTCTTTTGGGTTCGAGTATTTCACGTGCGATCGCTCCCTTGTCTGATGCGGCGGCGTTGTTATCCCAGTTATCGGGGTTTGCATAGAACTTTAGTGCCCGCTCGTATTCGTCGAGCATGGTCCGAAGAAATGTGCAGGCTAGGTCGGTTCCGCATTTCATTATAAGTCCCGAGTATTTCGGGACGCACCTATATTAGATTGGCCGTGTAGTCAACGTAATAGTTGGGGGGAGCCGAAACAGGGCTTTTTACGACTGCTCTTGGACGGTTTTTAAACCTAAACCCTGTTCCGACCGAATTTGTATACAAAAATAACGAATAGTGGGCAACCCATTTTCAGGATTACCCACTGATTAACCTTAAGACCCTGCGTTACTTCACGCAGTAGATGTTGTATCCGGCTGTTGCTAGGACCTGGAACTTATTTGGTAGGCCCGCAGTTTCGGTTGCATACCAGAAATCTGAGTTTACAAGCCAGAAGTTCTGACCTTGTGGGATTGAGGCCGCGATACCGCGTAGACCGTGGTTAATACCCGCGACGGCTTCGGTCCATGTAGGCAAGTGGTAGGCACCTGTACAGGATGCTACGGCTTGAGCGTAATCACCACCACCACCGATTAGCCATTGTTTACCAGTGATGGGGTCCACCCATTGGTTTTTCTTGTTTGTAGCTTCTTCTTCAATAACAGTTGTGACGCCGTCCTGACCGTCAACACCGTCTTTCCCGTCCTTAGCGATTACGTCTAGTACAGACCAGTTACCGGAGTCGCATAGATAGTAGGCTTTCTCAGACCGCACATAAGCGAGCTGGGTATCGTTATCAGCGGTACAGTCCGGTAGCTTAGTGGCCATCGCGACTGAGATACTGTTTAATGCGTCAGAATCGGCTTCTGGGGCGTTTTCCTCGGTTTCCGATACCGTTGCGCCACCTGAGCCGCTATCAGCTCCACAGCCCGTTAAAACACTCGATAGGATAATCATCAAAACTAAGACAGGGGTTAATAAAACGATTGAGTATGACTTAAGGTTTTTCATAGCAGGGTCTCCTTTGTGCTATTGATCTTCTTTTCGGCATCTGCCGCGAAAACCTTACAGCTCAAGGAAAATAAACACCCTAACAATTATGGTAAGTTATCACCTGAGTAATTTTATCCATTTCTTCAAGTCCTCAAAGCCCTCGTTTATAGGGACCCTGGACCCGGTGACTAGGGTTAATATGGTGGGCTGGCCGAATTCGTAGATCACGATTAGGTCGAGGTTTACGATGATCGGCTTACCATCAAGGCTTGTCAGGGTTATGTTATTCACACGATTGGATCGGTTAGTTTTTCGAGGTTTCCGCCGTGGGTATTCCAATAGGTGCGGTATGCGTCAAGTGACCCGATCGCGTTAGATATATCGGTTTGCGTGTAGCTTTTACCCGTTATAACACCGCCTGTTACAGAGCCCGGGATATCGGTATCTACTTCAGCCCAGTCTACTGAGATGGCTGAGTTGTAATCTAGGCCTTGTTCAATAACGGCCCTAAGCGATTTAGCGGCTTTAGCCAGGTCTTCTAGGGCTGCGGTGATTTTAGTAACGTGGATTTGGTTTGCCATGGTTTTTCCTATAGTGAAATCATAACCGCACCAGCTGTCCTATATAGACGTCCGGGGACGCCTGGATCTGATGTCGGTAGGTTTGAAAAATCTATCTTATCGCCATCTACTTGTAGATTCGGGGTATGTAAAAAGGCCGTTGTGCCAAGGCTGCGCGTTGTTGCCGCTGCGTCTAGATAGAGCAAATCGGTGCCGTCAAACTTCTCGACCTTTAGCTCACCGTCAGCGGGGGAGCTTAGAACGGTGCGCGTATCCCAATAGATCTGTCCGTTAGCTCTGATAACACACTGGCCGGCGGAAACAAAAATACCCTGGCCAGCAAAGTTACTGACGTTGTTTCCAAACGTCGCGAGGGTCGTAAGGGTTTGCGCGGTCGAGCCCGATGACCCGGCAACTGTGGTTTGGATAATCAGATTCCCCGGAGTCGCGTTACCGGTTGATACACCCGGCCCAAGTATTAAATTATTTGCTGCGGAGTTTGATCCTGTAGCTAGCGGCCCCTGAATAGTCGCTGACCCTAGGTTGCCATTGTCATATGAAATATTGGCGGTCCCGATCGGGCGAAACCGTGCCGTAGCCGAGCCGGTTGAGACAAACCCGTCGTAAAATGAAAGGTTGCTATTAAAGGCAAGGTTAAGCCCAGATGCTGCAGACCAGCGCCCGTAGGTGTCAAAGTTAGTACCAGTGCCCCAGCGGCTTACAACCCAGAAAGCAGCGGGCACAACGAACTGGGCGTTGTTACTGGCGGTGGCGTCGTCTTTATTTCCACAAAGGATTGAGTTAGTGCCGATGTAGGTTTGCGCCGTCATCCTAACGCCGCCGGTACCCGAAAAGGTAAATGACAAACCGGACACGTTCGCGGGGCCAACTATATTCCCGCTATCGTCAATCGTGACGCCGCTATTTTGTACGGTATTACCGCCCGCGCCGTCAAAGCGCACTACCGCATTATCCGTTGACGCACCTGGTCCTGATGGTGGTCCGGTTAAGCTACCCCTGCTTGGCTCATTTGTGACTATGTCGTGAACGGGCATGGTCTAGCCTATGAAAAGGATTTGCGAACGGTTTTAACCGTAACCGCGCCGGTCGTATTTGAAACAGCGGCGTAGTTTACCTGCATAAACGCATAGCCAATCTCGTACATATTAAATATGTGGTTATCAGTAGCTGAGGTCATCGTGTAGGGCAGAGCGGTTAAGTCTTCCCAAGCCAGGCCGTCGTTACTCGCCTGAAGCTTCACCGTTCCGACTGCGGTATTAAGACCCGTCCATATAATCTGGACTGCACATTGGTTGTAATTTAGTACCTCGAAAGATGTCGTGAACGAGGTGGCTGCTGTGCTTGATGCGACAAGGGAGTCATAACGTGGATTAGCCACCTAGAACCTCCTACCGATCTGAGTAACACAGCGGTCTAGTTGTCTTGGCCGGGGTGAGATGGCCTCGGTCACGGCTTCTTCGTGGGATTTGAACGGACCCGTATTACGTAGTTCGTACTTCTTTTTGATATCGACAGTTTCTTTATGTACGTAAACGACAATGGCAAGTAGCGCTACGAATGCAATGCTAAGAACTAGTTCCATTTTGTTTTCTCGGATTGTTTTGCCGAGTATACGCTGGATCAGCTATCTAGAGCAATAGTTCGTGCGGACCGGCGGTATACACGCATGTTGTCTTCGGGATTGTAGCGGTCGCACCAAGCTGCGATGGCTTCTTCGTATGTGTCTGCAGTGGGGCCACACGAATAGCACTGAAGGCATAACATATAATGCTTCCCGTCGTCCTCATTGACGATCAGGTCAATAGCACCATCAAAAGGGCAAAAGACTGGGAGTTGCTCATCGTCATGATTGGTCGCCATCGGTTGATCCTGTGGGCTTTTCTTTTAGTTTAGCACTCATCAGGTTGTTTGTTAGTGAGGCGATTAAGTCGGCCGGATTTACATGCGATCTTTTTTTGAGCGTGTTCAAATCTTTGGTTAATTTGTCCTTTGACTCGAACTCTGCAATCGACATCCTTGGGAAGGCGGTCCGAGAAAGCCCCCTTTGATCGGCCGCTGCGCAGTATGGGCAGGCAATCGCCATCCTTTTAAAATCGGAGGTCTGTACGTCCATTTGGCCGTTACCATAACACTTGCCACATTCGGTAAAGGCGCGGGTTTCAGCCCTCATTTTTTGAAGGTACGGATAGCAAGCCTGTCTAATGGCGTTAACGGTCGGGTGGAACGACGAATTGTCGAGGAGTGATATTACCGCGTCCTCAAAGTTCCGACGCGTCAGGGCGCGAACCTCAGCGTATAAACGCATCATCTGGTCATGACTGTAGGTCTTTCGGGGAAACGCGTCGTGGATCCTGGCGATTGTCTGGTTAAACTCATTTAGTTCCATTTTTAGCCACCCATTGGTTAAAGGCTTCTTCGGTCAGCTTAGGAATGCCAACGTGCTCACTATTCAACCTATCCATGGATTGCAAGATATTTTCGATTTTGCGGACGCCGTTGGTTTTGCTTTTGCCGAGAAGCCGGGGAAGCGATATCGCGTTGGGTGCCCAGAATGGGTCGCTCCTAACGAACGACAGGACATCGATTAGGCGCTGCGTATCAATTGAACAAAGGCGCTCGATATCGAGGACTGCTTTGGCGTACTCTTCTGGGTTGGGGTCGATCTTGGTTTTCGATTGTGTCTTAGAGAATTCAATCCAACTTTGACACAAACCCGCCTGTAGGGCGGTGAGCTGCGCGAGATATATTTTATTCTTAATTCTTTCATTCTTAACTTCTTTAATTCTTGTATTATGTCCCTTCGTTGTCCCTTCGTTGTCCCTTCGTTGTTCCTCTGATTTTTCATTTGTCTGATAAGTATCCCATTTATTTACTGAAATTATTGTCCCTTGCTTGTTCGCTTTTTTCGTTATTACGCCGCACTTCACCAAAAGAAGAATCACGCGCTGGACCTGTTTTCGGCTCAGCTTGAGTGACTTCTGAAGGAAACTTTCCGAGCAATAAACCTCGCCTGGCTTCAAAAAATAGACACCACCCTTGTGAACTTTTCGATATGGTTTATGTGACGCCAAAAGAAGAATTTTTATGAAAACAGCCAGGACGGCGTGGTCGTCAAAAAGATTATTCTGAAGCACGGATCTATAAAGCTTAACCCAACCTAAGTTTTTGTTTTCTTCAAAACTATTTGCATCGTCGTGGGATTCTGAGATAGTAGGATCAAGATTTTCATCCATAGGGAGTACAAGTCCTTGTGGTTTTAAGCCCTGAAGTTAGCCGCTTCGGGGTTTTTATTTTTAGTGGATAGTGCTCGAAATATTGGCCGATCCCGGCTGAGTTATCAAGAGAGATCTTTACTTACCATAATTGACATATCGAAATTTCTTTGCTTTTTCGATGTGTGATCCTCGATAACTCGAATTCGGCGGTTAATTTCGATATACCGATCATTTTACTTACCATAATTGTCAGGCAGCAGGTCTAAGCTGGTTAAATACTTGAACGGCATCGGTTACAGACCGAATTATGTAATAGCGACCACCTAATTTTTGAACGCGTTCTTGAAATTGACGTTGCTCGAAAGTTTGGCGGGCATCGCCGGTTTTACATTCTAGGCAGAGCATTACCCCGTCTGAGCTCATGCCAATGAAATCAGATGAGCCCTTAAGTCCGAACTTGACAAAGCGTTTGCCGTCTAGCATCCCGGCGCCGGTATTGTTGACCCATATGAAGACGTGCGGGGTTAGCATCGCTAGCTTTTCAACCGCTCTGATTAACTCTGTATGTGGGTTAACGCGTTTCACTTTATTTTCCCGCCAGAGTTTTGTATACAATCCCCTCATCTAAAGATTGAGGTCGATGTGAAATATAAAACTGTCGTGCATGCTAGAATAGAGCGTAAGACACTCGCTCAAATCGAAGCAATAGCAAAAGCGCGAAAGCTAAAGATTAGCTCTGTTGTTCGCGAATTAGTTGAACAAGCCCTAGAAGGATTAAGGCCCAATGTCAGAAAAGAAGCTAAGCCTACCTAGTGTTCCGCCGTTCTGCCTTGATCTAATCAAGAAATGGGAATCCTTTAAATCTGCGCCCTATCTATGTTCAGCCGGTTATCCGACGATTGGCTACGGGTTTAGGTATTATGCTGACGGTTCACCCGTTCGAATGAAAGATCCTGATATTGGGATTGATACTGCGGATTATATTCTGATGGTTCTGGTTTCCCACTTTTGGGACTACGTCGATAGCCTGGTTAAGCCGCCGCTTAACGATAACCAAATGGCAGCTTTAACCTCGTTCGCCTATAACGTGGGGTCTGATAATTTACGTAAATCGACCCTTCTTAAGCTTGTTAATATATTGCCGGAAAATCCCAAAATTAGAGACGAGTTCGCTCGCTGGAATAAAGCTGGCGGGAATACCGTGCGGGGCTTGACTAACCGCCGCATTGAAGAAGCCAACCTCTACTTCAAAAAGCCTTGAGTTTCCTCGTATACAATTGTATACAACCTCAAATAATTATTTTGAGGCTGGTAAATGCAAGAGGACTGGAAAGACCTACCCCTATATAGAGCAGCGTTAAAATATAAAGTTACAGCGCGCACTATCCAACGTTGGCGCAAACGGGGATTTAGACCCGAACGACAAAACTACTCCGAAGATTTTAAACAATTTGCTTTAAGCGAGGCGAAAGCGATCGGGGCTATTCCGACGTGTAAAAAATTAGGTATAGCGAAAGACACTATTTATAACTGGATTAGAGAAAAAAGAGGGGGCGGATAATGGCAGATGAGCAACAATCGGTAGTAGTAAAACAGCCTTTAAGCGACTGGGATATTCTGCGGCACCAAGCCGACACTTTGGTTAAGTCGGGATTTTTACCGACTGCGATTAATACATGGCAAAAAGCTACGGCGATGATCATGTACGGTAAAGAACTTGGTATGGGTCCTATGGAGTCAATCCAATCGATTGACGTGATCCAGGGTAAGCCGACTCAGAAACCACAGTCAATGAAAGCAATGGTCCACAAGAAACTGCCAGGTGCGGTATTTCGCGTTGTTAAGAGTGACGATAAATCCTGTGAGATTGAAGCCGCAAGACCCGGCGATACAGTTACCAAGTTTATTTTCACGATCGAGGACGCCGCACGCCTTGGTTTGACAAATAAAGATAACTGGAAAAAACAACCCAAAGTAATGCTGCAATGGCGCTGTATCGGTCACGTTGCAAGAACCGTGTTTCCTGATTGTCTATCTGGGGTTTCCTATACTCCCGAGGAGATGGGCGCTGAAGTTGACGATGAGCACAATATTATTGAAGTGAAACCAGAGCCGAAAACCCCAACGCCGGAGGTTGTAAAAAGTGAACCAACAATTAGTGAATCGGTTAGTCAAGGAAGCAGTGGAGATAGCCCACAAGAGGCTCAACCCGCAGGACGAATTAGATCAAGAATACGGGCCTTGGATGAAACTAGTTCCGGACCCGCGACCGGTCTATTTAAAGCCGACGAAACCAAGTGACGATGACCGTCACGCTTTATATTTGTATCTAGGTTATTGGTGAACAAAATATGGACTACGTTTTTATTTATTTTTCAATTGGTTTTGTTTTGGGAATACACGCCCTCGTTGGAAGGTCTCAGGACACGACGCCAGACTTACCAGCCCCAATATGGTACTTCACCGTGAATGTCTTTCTATGGCCCGCAATATTATCCGTATGCATATTAAAGATGCTTAGGAGTTAAAATGTTTAACGACGAATTTCATTACATGCCGACCGGTGTTAACGAGATCGAGGCGAGCCTCAGCTATCTAAACGAGAAATCTGCGGCTATTGGTAAACTACTTGATGCGATGCATCGTTTTGCGAGCGATATCGATCGGTGGGGTATCGAGCATACTAAGTTTTACACGCTGCACACTCATCTCTGTGAGGAGCTTTTACTCGTCGAAACTGACCGCGCTATCTGCGAACAGGATTTGAAAAAAGAAGTTATTCGCGCAAGTGAAACTATCTACCAATGATCACCATTACTTTACCGCTAATGAAATTGTGGTTTTGGCTATTAGCTGTTGCAAGCGTGGTCGTGGCACTTGTTTCAATTGCGTTTATCCTAGACGCCCTGACTTTACGTAAACGATTAATCCAAAATATCGATAACTGGCAAAAACAGAAGGATCATTTTAGATGAGTGATGCGACCCTAGAAAAAACCAAGAAAAAAGAAGTCGGCGTATTATCTAGTTTTCAACTTGATTTAATAGATCAATGTGTAAGCCGCTTATCACAGATAATTCAGGATGCTGATGAGTTTCGAAACTTGATTGCTACCGAAATAATTAATCTGAAAGCCGAGTGTTTTGGCGGTCATTTTGATCTACGCGGGTATGAAGAAAGGTTTTTACTATTTCACATATCGGACAAAATTGGTTTTTCGGTTCAAACTTTAAGAAATTGGATTGCGGTTCTTTTGTCGGTGGATGGTGCGGATATTTTAGGTTACGACGAACTTGGTTTTGGTGAAAAGCTTGCCGTTGTTAGGGACATCAGACAAAACAAGAAAAAAGCTACTGAGGCAATAAAAGATCATTACGCCGATAAGTCTGACCCTGTTAAGAAAAAGATTTTTTATTTAGAGCGATATCTCGGACAATCCCTATCGACCGCACGAAGTCTAGAGGAACTTTCTTTTAAGCCTACCGCTCATCAAAAAGAAATCATTGACTCATTTAAAGTTAAGCTGAAATTGACCTTGGATTTAATCGAAAGAATCGGAACCTCATCAATAGGAAACGGATAAATGAACCTAAACGAACTAGCAGTTGAAATATCCAAATTAGAGGCGGGAAAAAAGAATCTCTCTATTGCCCAAATCAAAGAGGTAGTGAAATGCCTATCCTCGATCATGTTCAAGAACGACATTGAATTGCTCGAGGGGCCGCTGCCGCCAACGAAAACCCTCTTCTGGAAGCTTATGCTCAACGGCGCTAAGCAGATAAATAAGAAGAAGAAAACGAGATGACCGAACAAAAAATTGTTTATGTAACGGAAGAATTTGGCCAATATCACAATTTCTTTTTTACACCCGGCAGTATCGGTTCTCTCTCGAATTATATCGAAGATGGTTGGGTTGTGAAGTTTATAAAAGACGGCGGCAATAAGGCCTGCATTCTTTTGGAGAGAGAATCGGTGGACGAGGATGAAACGGACTTCGAAGCATACGAAAGAATGCGCAGTGAAAATGAATGGAAATGACCGAACCTAAAAACAACATCGAGCGACTTGAACTCCTTGAGGCATTATTAAAGGCGGTATCATGTTTTCGACCGTGGATGGGTCCGAGAATGAGGGATGATGAAAAGATAACGGTTCACTTTAGTGGTCGCGAATACATGGCATTGAACGACGCTATTAGTAGGCTGCAATCCCCCGCCGTCACGATAACGAAAGAGCAGTTTTGGGAGGCATATGGATTTGCAACCGATAGAATTTTTGCTGACCAAAGCACAAAATGTATTGTTAACAGGATGGCCGAAAGGTTAGGGCTGTAAATGAAAAAAGCGTGGCGATACCAAAGACACGGCAAGAGAAAGTCTAGAGAATATATGATTTGGATTGGCATGCGTAGCCGGTGTAACAACCCGAAAAGGCCAGAATGGCGAAACTACGGAGCCAAAGGAATAACCGTTTCGGATGAGTGGAGTTTTTTTTCCAACTTCATTAACGATATGGGCCCGGCACCGAGCCCGAAACACTCCTTAGACAGGATTGACTATCTAAAGGGCTACTCTAAAGAAAACTGTAGATGGGCGTCATCCAGCGCGCAGTCAAGAAACACGAGTCGAAACAAATGGTACACCATCGATGGTGAAACGCTTTGCCTAACGGATTGGTGCAAAAGATTCGGTCTGTGTCGTGAAACCGCCTATTACAGATTAAAACGTGGGTGGTCAGTAGCTGAAGCTATTACATTGCCGAGCGGAGCAAAAAGATGACTAACCAAGAACGATTAAATAAACTCGCGGGAATAAAAAAGCATCTTGTAGAAGATCCTGACGAGTACGGGGGGTATGCACGGGAAGCAATTAATTATCTTATCTCCCGCGTCGAAGCGCTTGAAGCTATCAGGCTCGCGGCTGAGAAAGTCGAATACATGCTTAATATCGAGGACGGTTATGAGGGCTATGTTGACACTGATACCGCAGCAGAATTAGCCGAAGCGTTAGCCGCAGCATCGGAGCAAACATGACGCTAGAAGAGAAGAAAATCGAGATAACAAAAAAGCAGCTCGAAAAGGCATTTAAGATGGCCGCTAATATATACGCTGATCATCTAATTCTATTCGAAACGCTTTGCAGCGAACTTGGTCTAGTTAACGACTCCAAACCAAGGGAATGCTCAAAGCCAAGAGAATTTAATACCTGGGGTAGTGGCGTGAAGTTCGAGGATATTCTCAAGCCCGCCTGCGAAGGAGAAAGACAAGTGACGTACGGAGAAAAAAGGGAATGGCTCGCATCAATTAGCAACAATAGGCTTAGTGAAAAATGGGTCAATGCCAGCGACAAATTTCTAATCGAAGAACTCGAAAAGGCGTGGCCCGCACTCGAAATATACGCCGACAAAACAAACTATATTCTGGTCGAACGCGATGGTTTTGATGAACGTTACTCGGATATTCAACTCGAAGGTGGCGAACGCGCTAGAAAGGCGCTTGAGGAATGAACCGTTTCAAGCTTCTGAAAAAGAAAAACCCTGAGCCACCATTGACGAGGTACGGAATGCTTTCAGATGGTTCTTTTCCCGCTCCGGGAACTGAAATCGCGTATCGTTGCGAAGAATGTAACGAACTTTGTTTAACAAAGGCATCGAAAGCTGCGCGCTGGCCTGCGTTCTGCTCTACTTGTGCAGACAAATATAGAAAGGCGCTTGAGGGATGACCGAACACCTCTACTACTCGGCCACTTAGTCCCATACTAATCTTTAAACTAATATTGTAATATTTACCCATAGTCCTCATTTGAGGTGCTTATGGGTTCTTTGACACTTGACGAACTACGTGCCCTAACGACGGCTTATCGTAAAGAACGAAAGCTAAAACAAACGACTTTGGCGAGGGTGCTTAAGATTAGCCGGTCTTCCCTATCTAGGTTTGAGCGTGGGGAAAGATGCATGAAGGCTGATGCGCTGAAACGGCTTTGCGAACACCTTGGGACCAAATACGACCCCGAACAACTAAAGATGTCTCTTACTTGTCCGAACTGCCATCATCGATTTTCTCGTCAAGCCTTGCGCGTTGACCCTTAGCCGACTCGTATACGCGTTTTGCTCTGTAGGCATCCATCTCACGTTGAAACCGCTGAAAAGCTTCCCACGCCTCTTTATTGTCCTTTAGGCGGGACAGGTAGATATCAAAGAACTTAATCGCGACCGGAACTAGCAAGCTAAGAAATGAAAGCATTATTCGATGCTCCTTACTAAGATTTCTTCGTAACCAATAGTCGTTAAGCGGTGGGTTTTCTTCTCGCCCGCTTCTTCTTTAAATATGTACGTACAGACGCCCTTGATAACAGGGAAAATGAATTTCTTACCCGAGGACCGCGATGCAATCTCACCAAGTGGGCAATTAGCATCTGGGTGAACCGCAACGTCCGATGCAAACTCTATCTCTTGAACAAGTCCGAAACGAGCACCACACGCTGATACACCCATAGCTTGGTATGCCGTTCCGTCGCAGCGCAAAGTTGCGGGCAGCTTATCGATATCGTTTTCAAAGTCGATAAAGCCAAAACTGTGTTTACCCGTATCTTTTGAAAAACCCGTGAGGTCTAGCGGACAGTCCTCTAGTTCAAGGGTTTGCGGAGTAAAGCCAACCTTGCCATTTCGGCGTTTAGTGCCAAATAAGCCGTAACGCTCGTTCACGTTTTCTAGAACCATTTCGCGGTGGCACGACTTAACCGTTAATAGATCCATCGTCTGCTTAGACTCAATTTCGATATCGTACTTAGGCGCTTTACGAACAACCAAAACACCAGACGAGGAAACACCGTTAACCGTGAGCTTCATATCGTAGCGATAAACTATTTTTGGGTCTGGTTTGAGAATTTGCGGGCTAGCCAAATCTTGCAGCGTACTACAAGAGACCAAAAGCAAAGAAAGGAACGCCAGTTTAAACATTGCTTAAACCCCGCAATTAGAAGTTGAACGATGAAAGGCCGAAGTACCGGCCACATACTAATCTTTGATTTTCTTAAAAGCTTCTTTTGCGCCAAGCATTAGAGCCAAGAGAGATCCTTCAGGGTCTTCTTTCGCCGCAGATAAAGCTGCTTTGTAGTTGGCTATCGCTTTAATCATGGCGATGATTTCTTTTGAAACGACAATAGCCGCACCGTCTTCGATCGGTTGAAAACCGTCCTCTAGTTTTTCGTCAACTAGATCGACAAATGCAACAACGTCTAGCATCAACCCGTAAACTGCCTTTGGCACTTCAAGCGTAATGACTTCCTTTTCCATAAAAACGACTCCCTTCGTTTGTGGTGGTAATTCTATTTTACTTGATAAAGCCGGAAAATAAACCGCCCAGGACGCCCCAGAATGTGCTTTTAATTTTTACTGCACCGAGATCTTTATCAAGACCGTGGACGGTGTCTTGAATGTCACTTAGCTTACACTCGACCTTTTCAAGCCGACCCTCAATGCGCTCAAGGGATTTGACAACGAATAGTTCGTGTTCGGGCCAACCGCTCATACGTCGCGTCCTTGCTCTGTAAGTGGTCTATATATACTACCACGCAATCGTGGTTAGGCATAAATACTACCCACCAATTTTATCATGAGCGAGACGTTCCTGCTCTAGAGCCCAAAGGGACTCCTCGTCGTTAACGACGGGTTTATACTTAACCCTCGTTTTTTGGGGGAGAATTGTTTTCTTAATCGAGTCTACGGCGTCAGCTAGTGGTTTAGGCGATAGGCTTTTAGCTACCATGTAAACGATTAAAATCTGCAGCAGAAATACTATAAAGATGAGCAGATACAAAATTGCCAGATCTATAGTAAAAGTCACGTCGCGTCCCTTCATGCTCTAAGCCCAGTTTCTCAAACATTTTTATAGCGCGGTTCCCATCGAAACTCTCACCGTAGATGCGGTTTAATCCGAGCGAATGAAAGCCCCATTCAAAGAGCGAAATAAGCCCGTCTTTAGCGAAACCTTGGTGCCAATACTCAGGGCCTACATAGAGCGAAAACTCAGCCCTGCGGTTAACCATGTCAATATCAGTCAACCCGCAGACGCCGACCAGTTTGTCGTCCACATCCATCGCAAACATTTCGATCTTGGGGTCGACCCTTTGTTTTTCCAACCAATCGCAATGGTCCTGAAAATGAAGCGGAGCAAACTGACGGCACCATTTATAAATTGCCGGATCATTTCGCCATTCAAATAGATATTTTAGGTCCCAGTCTTTAATCCGCCTTAGTCTCAACCTTTGCCCCGCCTTCTTTCATTACACGGTCGTCCTCGTGTGCTTTTAGCATCCACCAGATAGCCTCTTGGCATTTAGCTAACGCCATGTCTTTACCGAACCCATCGGGGACGTTCTTATAGACGTAGTTAACGCACGGCTCAAAATGCTTTACTGCTTCACTAATTTTTGGATCCATCTCGTACCCTCTGTGCAAATGGTGATTTAGGCATAGCGCCTTGAAGTTTGACCTGACCAAGCTTCATGCGCGAAACAAATGATTTTAGGAACTCAAAGAACTGATAGTCAAACTCGCAGTTAGCGAATGAATAGAACCAGCTAGGACCGAACAAGAAACCCGCCTTTATAGCCTCTTGAAAGAATAAAGCCTTGTTAACAGGATCGCCGGTGAATACGCCCCTAGTCGGGTAAGCCTCAAGAGCCACATACGGGTTAGCAAGCTCATTAAACCGCTTAATAAATTGTTCGCCCTGTTCAATTAACTTACCAATTTTGTAATTGTGTTTATTTAGCAACGTATCAACAGTCCAGCGACAAGAAGCAAGTGATAGGGTTTCGCCGGCGTAAGTCGATGAAACAAAATAGCCACCGTCCATGATGGCTTTCTTGCCGCCAACAGCCGCTAATGGCAAACCGTTAGCTATTGCTTTACCGAGCAGAATTAAGTCGGGGTAGATATTTGTTGCTAGGGCGACTGAATGTTTGTCAAAACGAAAGGCTGTAATAATTTCGTCAAAAATAAGCACAGTACCAGACTTATCACAACGACTTCGCAGATTTTGTAGCCACGCAATTCGCTCATCGTCGAGCTTAGAAATAACCGGCTCAATGATAACAGCAGCAACATTATCGAGAGGTATCGACTCATCAAATCTAACAATATCAGTGCAAGTATGAACGCCGGTTGCAGGGCTAGTAAGACTAACAAACTCATCCTCGTGTCCATGATAACCATCCGATAATACTAGTTTTCTTCCTGTATATGCTCTCGCCATTTTAATAGCCGCAGTACACGCCGCAGAGCCTGACTTTAGAAACTTAAACTTATCGACGAAGTAGAACATGCTCTTCAAGGCCTCAGCCGTTTCAACTTCATCAGTCGTCGGCAAGCTGTGGCTAAAACCTTTTTGCATGTGACGCGTTAAAGTTTCGATCAGAGATGGATGCGAATAGCCAAATAGATTGCAGCCAAGACCACAAATATAGTCCACATATCTGGTCCCATCAGTTCCGTACACCCACCCCTGGCTACCACCTGATATATGCGTCGGATATACTCCGAAAACATGGCTATCGGGGTGCTTACTGTTCGTTAGCGCTCCCTGCGCTACCGAGTCTTGTGCACGTACCCACCAAGCCATTTTAGAATCTAAAGACTGCATAGCCACGCTCTTTTGCTAATTTATATTTATTATCAAGGCTCGTCTTTTTTCGGGTAACGGTTTCAAAGTCCTCTAAGGTATCTACACTGAGCTTAATATCGGCCAGATCAATATGGGCAAGCACCACACCAAAACGTGCCCAACGCGGCTTTTCACGCCGTAGTAGCGTCGTAACGTGCTCCTGATCAAACGAACTGGTAGCGTTATCGACAAGCCATTCAAACGCCCTAGCCGAGATAATCTCAACGTCGTAACCGTCAACAAAGGTGCGCATATCCTCGTAAGCATTTGAGCAGTAATCGAGGTTAATACCAATCGACGCGGTAATGTGCTTTGTAATGATGGTCGGGATAATTAGCGGGCAATCACCCGTTAACCGCACGATGTAGTCAGGCGAATATTTTTCGTAAGCAATCCTATATCGCTCAAGGACGTTATCCTCAGGACCTTCAATTACATCACGCTCATCAAAATGGTCTTTTAGCGGGTCATCTTTAGGAACAACCAAACAGGTTTTAGCTGTGATGTTAGTGCTACCCGACGCACGATTTACATAAGATGCGCTAAGTTGTGCGGTATTGAAAACATGCCCCGCCATGATTTGATCATCGATTATTCTAAGAGACTTTCCTGGTAGGCGTTTACTGCCCGATCTGGCTTGGATTGCAATTAAGACTTCTGGCATGCGTGCTCCAAAATCTTAGCAACCTTAGTGTGGGCGTGAAGCGCATACTCCCAGTTAGATATCGGGTTAGCAATCCAGCGGTCGATCATGTCGATATAGGCTTGATCCATCATTTCGATACCAAGCTGTTTACCGTTAATCGTGCATTGCCACTCAGGACTAGTGTTATTGACGATACAGCCGTCTTTTGCTAGGCCGAGAACATTAAGACAATCCCAGTAGAGCCCATCGCCCCCTGTTTTGAAATAGTTGTAATAAGAAGGCTCATCTTGAGCGGTGCCAGCTATTTCGGCGTACTGGTTAACCATAGAAATCAGGTGCCGATCGCTTCTCCAAACGTCGTTAACGTCGAGCAATGCGGAAAGCTCCTTAGTTAACGGTTTCTCGCACAAGATCGGCTTTTGAAAGCTTAGGCAGGCTGAAATGTCAGCCAGGTGTCTTTCGGTTGGTGTGCAAACAATAAAATGAGTCGCCTCGTGAGCCTGATAATGAAACGGTTCGTTCTTATCGTGACCAACGTGCGCTACACCAAGAAAGTTAAGAATAGCTTTGTAACGAGAGGCCATATTGCCGTTATAGCCAAGTATGTAAACGAGTTTATTCACCGAGTGTCCTTTCGACTAAAGCCATTAATTCATCGTCAGTGTATTTTGGCGCAGTGTTGCTTTTAAATTCAAAATCAGGGTCGTGATAATCGAGCGACTCGTGCATTTTCTCGCCAGGCCTAATAGGTATTGGAACAACCTTGTAATCATTGATACCCAAGTACTGCGCGGTAATACGAGCAAGGTCGATTAATGCCGCAGCTTTCATATTTGGGATATAAGGATTGCCGTCGTTTCCAAACTTAAAGTTTTCGAGCATAAAGTTTGCCGCGTCGTCAATGTGGATCCAGAAGCGGGTCATATGTAAATCTGTGATGTATACTTTACGTTCTTGTTTCAGGGTTTGGACAAAGCTATGAAGCACAGAGCCCCTAGAACCGAGCACGTTACCCCATCGGAAAACATTGTAGATATCTCCGCCGCTTTTTACACCAGCGTCAAACCAAACCTTTTCAGACAAGGCTTTGCAATACCCGTAGCTATTGATAGGTAGCACCGCTTTATCGGTCGACGAGAACACGGCATAGCTAACCTCACTAATCCGGCAAGCTTTAGCGACGTTAAGTGTTCCGGTTAAGTTGATTTTGATGCACTCAGATAGATTTGTCTCAGCGAGGTCCACGTGCTTCATCGCGGCTAAGTGAAATACTACGTCAGCGTCCCAACAGGCCTCGGTAACGCTTTCTAAATCACGTACATCACCAAGAACATAGCGACATCCGGGATATGTGGCGGCCATTTTCTTCTGCTTAATTTCTTCGCGGGAAAATATGGTTACTTCGTGACCAGAGAGTAAAAGCTTTGGGGTCAAAGCGTTTCCCAGGGTTCCAGTTCCGCCAATAAGTAAAACTCTCATTCTAATCCCTTCGAATGAAAACGCTTTCGGGTGCCACGCGTTCAATGTGAAATAAGACGTCACCACGAAGCAAATCGGCCATGAATTGCTGGGTTTCGTAGCTTGGGTTTTCTTTAAATTTGTTTTTTAAGGATTTGAGTTGTAGTTGGAAATTTCTGGCGCGAAATACCCAAAAAAGCGCTAATAGAGACATGAAAATACACAAAGCCGCCAGGGCATAAACCATAAAAAGCATAAACGTCAACTTTTAAAAATTAATATGTATTAACTCTAAAAGTTGACCGCCTATATGTCAAGAAAACTAGATGCGAGCAATTTGCGTGATAATAAACTGCACGAAATTTCCCGTCGCCATACCGGAAGCCACCCCAACATGCGGCCTAACCACGTCAGCAGCCGCAAGTCTAACTGTTACCGCAACGCATCCCGGACCGTTAGTACCGCCGTTTGACGTGATACCAGCCAAGCGCTCAGCTGCAGATAGGGCTAAAACTCCGGTTGTTAAGTTGGCCGAGTTTAAAGAAATACCCATATCAAGCACGCTCGCCGAACTTAATGAGTTGGTATAGGTGATTGAATAAACCCCGGGCTGATTAATCGTAAATGTTGTAGCGGTAGTAGCCGCATCAGCAGCAGTGATCGAGGTACCCACGGTCGTAAAATTGGTTAGCCGCGCAATTCTGGTACTCGTCGATCCAGTAGTTGCGATGCCCGTATCGGCGCGAATCTGCCCGTTCACCACAAGGTCTTTTCTTATAAAAAGCCACCCGGTTCCGTCGCACTGAATAGTCACGGAGTCATATTGAACATACATCGTGTATGTTGTAGCGCCATCGATGGTTTCGGAGTTCTCGCCATCAAGAATACACTTACCCACGCCACTATCGACTTTTTTGATGGTGATTCTTCGACCCGAGTTATCCGCAGCTGTCGGCAATGTAATTGTTCTATCAGAGGCTCCGGTAGTCATCCAAATGATGTCAATACCATCAGTATCAGTGATAACGTAGTCAGCGCTTTCTT